GTTGTTCTAAATTTGGTTCTCCTTCTCCTTCTCCTTCTTCTCCTATTTTTGGAAAATGAATTTGAATTTCTTCTTGTTCTTTTGGTATAGGTCTTCTTTTTAATATTTCCAACGGTTGAAATGGTTCTGACATTATTCGTTATATTATAATGCGATTATTTTTTCATCCATAATAACGATATGTTTTTTCTGGAATTGTCTAAAATGCATTTGGTAAATCATAAAATCCGCTATTACCATAAAACAAATAAGAAAAAATCTTTTGTGGTATTCCTATATCTATACCATCCGTACTTCCCCTTGCTGTTCGAATATTTTCACTTTGCGTCCAATTCGAAAATCCAGGAACCATACAACTCATTTTTTTCTGTGCTTTTCGAAAAATGGTAGGAACTCGGTTGTCTTCATCCAATATTTTATTGAAATTTTGATAATATCCAATGGTTTGAATATCTTCTTTATGCGTGACTTTTAATTGCATTCGTAAATGATTATCCTTTTTATTAATACTACCCACATGGATTAAATTTGCATTAAAAAGAATGACATCACCTTTTTTACAAGGTAAATGAATGGTTGGATCATATAAATTCCATTCATATGACTTTGCATCTACATGACTATTAGGAATAACACCTAAACATTTTTCCATATCTTCTAAATAGACTAACATTGTATACGATGGATGTTTTTGACCTTGATTAAAAAAATCGCCATTATTGTCTCGATGACATGTATGAACCACCGATTTTTTAATGATCCATATGTAGTCTTGAAATACATAATCATCATTTAATTGGTCATCTATTATTTTTCGTAATTCAGGATGATCCAATAAATACATTTTTACTTTTTTGTATTCTTTTCGATCACAATCCGATTTTATTTTATTGATTTCATCTTCATTCAACATATTTTGAAATACTTGGATTCCATTCGTTTTTAAATTATATTTGGATACATTTTGATCTACATAATCTTGATAGAAAAAGAACCAATAAAATATCAGAAAAAGGAGTATAAATAGAATAATGATCATTATGATGAGCTGTTGTGTATTTTTGTTTATTTTCATATTTCTATACTATATTGGTGCTAAATAATGTCATTCTTTTTATTGTAGATTACTATTGTAATTACAAAGTTTGGATTTCGATGAATGTTATAAAATATAATATATTGGAGCAAATTTAATGAATTCGGACTTAAGGTATGCGGATTTAACTGGTGCAAATTTAACGAATGCGGACTTAACACACGCGGATTTAACGGATGCGAACTTAAATTTTACTGGTGTTACTCTAAATGCAACACAAGAAACACAACGAAAAAAATTTCAACAAGAAAAACCAAAACCAAAATCAAAATCAAAAAAACAAGAAACAAAAGAAGAAAAAAATAAAGAAGAAACAAAACAAGAAAAAAAACAAGAAAAAAAGGAAAAACAATATAGTAATAACGCCCATTCATCCTCTGGTTTTGGTTTTACAAAAAGAAAAATAAATAAAAATACTACTACATTACAACCTCCGGATGATTGTCCTTCTAAATATCTAGATGGAACGATAGAAGATTGTAATAATTATAAAAAACTTACATTAAAACTTCATCCTGATAAAAATATAGGTTGTCAAGAAGAAGCTACTAAAAAATTTCAGGATTTACAAGATGATTATAATGAATTTTGTGTACTAAAATTGAAACGACGAACATAAATCATATACAGTGAAAAAATAGAATATGTATGATATTCTATTTTTACTTTTTGGTCGGTGTTGTCATTCATTGTAACATGGCATTGACAAATTGTTCTAAAGTATTGTTTGTAATTTTTGAATCAAATTCTATTTTTTGTCCATCTTTGACCATTTTTACCGTTGGATAAGAATCTATTTGGAAATCATTAATTACTTTTGTTACTTCACTTGTTTCTTCTGTGCAATTATAGGTAATACATTTGACAACATATCCATTCATGACTTTTCCGTCGTAATCTTTTTTGAAATTATTCCATTCTGGTAAAGCTTTCTTACAATGAGGACACCAATCTACATGGAAAAAATAGATTTGAACTTCTTTATTTTGACGATTTGCATTTGCTACATCTTTGAATTTATTGTTTGCATTCGTTATATATTTATTATATACATATCTTGCTGCGAAAATAAATAAAATAAGAAGAATGACAATTAACATGATTGTATGATATGGTTTTGTTGCTCTTTTTATTACTTCTAAAATATTTGCCATTTTATATTATATATATAGAAATACTTTTTGTATTCATTTTTTACGATTACTAAAAAATCATATAAAATGTTTCATGTATATATAGAAAACTATGGAGAAAGAAGAGGCAATGGAGACAATGGATACAAGGGATACAAGGGAGAAAGACAATTTTTTTTATATAACCATTGCGACGAAACCACATCCTATTCTAGACAATATAAAAAATCGTGTGGAATCACAATCCGAATCGATCACTATCCTTGGAGAACAAGAAAATCGGTCCATTGGTTGGCAATCCAAGGGGAATTTCGGTATCAAATTAAAAGAAGTCTATGAATTTCTTGGTAGAATGGATTTGCAAGATAATGATATCGTTTTATTCACAGACGCATATGATGTCATTTATTGTGGTAATCGAGAACAAATTATCAAACGATTTTTGAAATTTAATAAACCCATTGTTTTTGGTGGTGAAAAATTTTGTAATCCGGATCCGAGCCGTGTTTCCGAATATTCGGATGTCTTGAATCGTGAATTCCCTTTTTTAAATAGTGGTCTTTTCATTGGCCGTGTTTGGGCTTTGCGCATTTGTATGATGGATTATGTATTTGATGATATGCACGATGATCAACGATTTTGGACGGATCGTTTTTTTCAATACTCGGATTTGATTACATTAGATTATGATCATACGATATTTTTAAATACGGTCGGTATTCCTGTAAACGAAATTCTTTGGAATGGTCGTCATTGTATTTATAAAGGTCGAAATCCACAATTTATTCATGTGAATGGTCCGGATAAAAGTGATTTGTCTGTATTTTTCCCTAGATAAGTATATAAAAATATATTGATATACCAAAATAAAATATATAAAATGCAATTATTACGAAACTATGAATATTTTCAGGTGAAATAAAAGCATATTCTATGCGAAAAAAATTGATTTGATTTCTATTGCAAAAAAGAAATCAAACATAGAACTAGACTTACAAAAAAATGAAATGTTATTGTTGGATACAATGTAACTTATGTGGAAAAACGGGTCATTGGAGTTCGAATTGTCCTAAAAAATCATCTACATAAATAAAAGTAATGGAGATATTCGAATACGCGCTCCATTTTTTTGTATAGCTTCCATATGAAAATTACGATGTTCACAATCCTCAAAATTTTTTATAATTCCAGACGATGGTTCTTTATTAAACTTTTCTTCATCATATTCCCCTATATATTCTATTTTGGTTTTACCAACCGCTTTCATATTTTTTTTCATTGCCTCCTCCGAAATTAATTTGCGTGAACGATTAATATCCCAATCATATTTACAATTCAAAAATTTGTCTTTTCGATAAATACAAAATCCATTGAATGCGGACTGGCATTCTAATAATTCATCTTCATTCATACTTTCTAATTTTTCCGTCACATATTTCTCCATTTTTTCTACAATCGGTTTTGATTCTGAAAAATGGGTTTTTCCCCAATGCCAACAACTAAATACATATGGTTCTATTGATAATGCCCATATATCATAATAAGGATAACGATAAAAGGATAATGCATCCCAATCGTCCCTTTCTAATGCAGTTTCTAAATTGGAAGTGTTCATGTATATCGCACATACATCGTCAAAATCCATCATGATAAAATAATCATAGGTGTCGTCGTCTTCTTTTCTGATATAATCGATAATTGCATTTCTTGCATCGCATATATTTTTTGCTCTTACTTTTGAAAGTGGGCGTTCGTTGACTATGATTTCCATTGGAATTGTTTTTTGATATTGTTTTAATAATGTTAATGTATTATCATGTGATTCGTCATAAGATACAATGACTTTATATTCATCAAATAATTCTGCTATTTCTTTTATATTTTCAAATACTTTTGGTAAATGTTGTCCACAATTTCTTACGCAACCTGTTATATAACATTTCTTTGCACTATTTACGATTTCTATATTGAGTTTTGTCATCGATTTTTATATGAATTATTTTATTTATTGCCATTTTTTTATGTTGTTTGTTTTTCATTATATAGGAAAATAAAATTAATATTCTTCCATTGGAACGGATTTGTTTAATAGAGTTATAATGAACGGTATATTACTATTGGATATATATATTTTATCACACATGGATAATGCTAGACAATCATCTAATATATCCGAACCTAATTTATATCCTTTATATGCTTCTAATTGTGGAATCGAATCTCCTTCATTTTCAATTCGTGTAATATAATCCAAATAGTGAATCGGTTTTTCGTTACCAAATAGTTTCTTGGCTTTTTCAATATATAATTCTACATCCGATGCTACAAATAATACCGCATTCGGATGATTTCGGTCAATCGTTCGTTTTAAATCTTCCAACCTTTGTTGAAATGTCACTTGTAAATATCCAGGACATTCATTTTGTTTTTGTGCAATTGATCTTATATGAATACCTATCAATTCTTGTTTTTCTTTTCGAATGAAATCCATATATTCTTTCACACCATGATCATTCGGTCGTAATCGAAATTGACTTTGAAAATAATCAATAAATCTCGTATTTGTAGGATCGTCCAATATAGGAAATTGACCGGATACGAATGGTGTTTGTAATAAAATCGAACTTGCAAAATAAATTTTCGAACCACGGATATCCGGGTCTTCATGATTATATTGATAATACAAAAAAAAAGAATTATTTAATCGTTCATCATGATACTTAAAATTTTTCGTATTATTACTATAATGTGGAAGTGCTATAATATTTGGATTTAAATCTTTTAAAAACAATGCATTTTGCATGTATATTGTTAATGCTGAACCGAAACCATACATCCAATTGGTCAAGAATACGATAATTTTTTTGTCGGTTTTTACCGTTGGATTCGCATTGACTAATTCATATACATTCGGATATACCCTACCTTTTATCGGATAATCTTCGTATTCCATTAATTCGATTTCATCATCCATTCTGTTTTTCTTTTTACTATATGGAGAACATGTCTTTATGTTTTTTTGTTTTTTTTTGTTTTTTCTTGTTTTCTTGTTTTCTTGTTTTTTTTGTTAGCGATAAATTTAGCAATAGTTTTTTTATCCCCAGATTATAGATTGATTAATTAAATAATGAAAAATAATAATGAAAAAAAATCCAGAAAAACGAGAAAAACGAGAACCAAAACAAGAAAAATAAAAAACTATGTATTTACTGAATCCGATTACAATAGTAATGATGGATTTCTTACAAAAATATGGGGCGCGAATCTATGGCATGTTTTACACACGATTTCTTTTAATTATCCAGTAAATCCGACCAGTATTCAAAAACGAAATTATCGACAATTTATCATTGGATTAAAAAATGTTCTCCCTTGTGGAAAATGTCGTGAGAACCTGAAAAAATATTTCGAAAGTCATCCACTTTTCATGTCCGATATGAAAAATCGAGAAAGTTTTTCCAAATATATTTATCAACTTCATGAATCTGTCAATGAAATGCTTGGAAAAAAATCTGGATTAACTTATGAGGATGTTCGAGAACGATATGAACATTTTCGTGCTCGTTGTGTTTCGAAACCAGATAAAAGAAAAACCGTAAAAAATACCCATAAGGGTTGTTCGGAACCTTTA